CAGGTTGTCGACCAGCAGATCGAAGGTAAGGCTGCGCCCAAGCCACCGACACCTAAGACCCCAGCTGCTGCCGCCCCCTCCGCTCCGGCAGCTGGGGCTACACCTGTTGCTCCAGGCGCCCCGATGTCCGCCGGTCTAGCCGCAGACATGGCCTTCGAGGCAGAGATTGCCAAGATCATCAAGGGCAACCCCGCCTTTGTAGCCAAGTTCCGCGAGCTCCGCGACGCTATCGCAGCTGGCGGGGACGCCATGGGCCTCAACCAGCGAATGCTGGACTTCGCCACCAACATCTCACGCTCCACTGGCGGCAAGGTTCCGCCGGAGGCCGTCCAGGGCTTCCTCACAGAGAAGCTTACCGCCCAGAACAACCCGGCAGTGGTCCAGGCACAAGAGGCCGCCCAAGGAGCACCAAGCCCCGAAATGGCGCCAGGGGTAGTAGAGACACCACCTGCCCAGGAAACTCTCGCCTCCGTGGCTCCTACACCCCTCCCAGAGGATGCAGGCCCAGTATTTGCCCCCAAGATTCCGCAAGAAGTGCTATCTACGCCAGAGGCAGTCAAATATGGCCTAGACGATAGGGGGTACATCAATGGCGGTGACTCTCCGTTCAGGGGACAGATCCCGGCACTAGATGCCTGGGAAGCCTCGCTTACCCCTGCACAGCTGGAAGCGCTGAGGAATCGTAACTTCGAAGGTGAAACCCCGGTCGAGACCCCCGAAAAAATAACAACGGCGACGACCCCCGATAAACCAGGCAACATTACAGACCCTGTACTTTCCATGCTGCAAGAGGCGGACGCGGCGATGGCCGGAACACGTGACGATGCCAGCATCGACCGAGCTGAGGCTAAGTACTTTGGTGGTCGTGGAGCTAGGACCGACGAGGAGATCAATAGACCTACTAGGGCAGAAGAGGGCAACGCTGACAACATCAAGATTGCACAGGAAATCGCACGACGCAAGCGTCTTGATGCGCTTCGTGAGATCATGTACGAACGGCTTATGTTTGGAAGTGTGACACCGGAAGACGACCTATACAGCCTATACGAGCGCTATATCGCAGGAGAGGGCGGCGTTCGCGGTATTAACTCCAAGAACATGCTCAATGACCCAGAGAGCGTAAGCAGAGGGTCACTGGCCATGCGCACGATCATGCTCCACTACGGCATTGGCTATGTGCGCGAGTCAGAGATGACGCCAAAACTTAAGAAACTGCGCGAGGAGTTCGACGCGGTGCTTCGCAGCCTGGGTATTGAGGATGAAACCATTAGGGGTATCCGCCGTGAAATCCCAGCAACACGCGATTCTGACTGGACACCGCTGTCATTCGGTGATCGAGAGTGGGAAAACGTAGAGATCCAGAACCGACTTATCGAGAGAATCACAGAAACAGTCCAAAAACTAAAGAACGGCGGCGCCCTGCGTCGACCAGAGGTGGCTCCAGCGCTGGATCTCCTCACCAAACTTATTACAGAACTCGACTCTGACATCATTAACGATAGAACTATTAAGTTCGACCCCCGCAAGGCACAGGGCAAGCCACTTCCAACCTTCATCGATAAGCTCGAGTACATCACTGATGGCCTTGCAAGACGCATCATGGAGCTTACCGGCGAGGATATTAAGACAGTTGTCACAGAAACCGGTGCGATTCCACGCCCATCGTGGTCCCCACTGTCTGCAAACGGCCAGTATTTCACAACAAACAATGTAATCAACTACGAGACGCGCAGCCGACGACGATATGCCCTTGATCTTGCCGGTCTTGTTGACCCACGGTGGCAGGAAGTTGACGTTCAGGGAGTAGACGTACCGTCATTCATTAACACAATGCACCCAGAGTCTGACTCAACCAGGGCTGCAATCGGGTTTATCCTTACAACAGACCCAACGGCTGGAATCCACTACGAATCAGGCGTAAAGATCAAGAGGGATTTCCAACTAGAGGGCAGCATCATCAAGGCTCTTAAGGAGCACCTTGCGCAAAATGGGTTTGAGGACAGCAGCAACACATGGGATGAGTCTCTAAAGTTTGACAGCGACATTGGTGTTGGCGACAACATTACGTACACCACCGACAAGAAGGTAGTAGAGTCAGAAGTAAGCCGCCGTCGCCTGCTTCTTCCAAAAGATCCTGTAGTTATTGCTCGCATTGATAGGAATAAGTTCCCTGACTCTGTTATTTCAGATGGCAAGGGTACATCCCGCCTCATTGGGCAGGACGGTATTGTAGTTCTGTCAGCTGATAGCCCACTTGTACAGGTTGTTCTTGCAAATGGTGGGGCCGTAACCAGCCCATTCGCTATTGGTAGCGAAGTCGATATCTCTGCAATCGCTGGCCCTGACGTATTCTCAACACTGCTCATTGATGTCGACCCGCATGTGTTCCCAGCAGTAAAGCACGCACTGCCTCTCGTAGATCCAATGGGAAGGAGAGGGACAGTCGCAATGATCCCGGTATCGTTCGCAGAAACTGGCGAGCGTGTGCGAGTTACGGTGCGAGATAGGGATGGAATCCCAAGCCGAAAGCTTGTACCAACTCTAGATGAGGCCGGAAATGTCATCTACATCGACACCGGTACCCAGAAAACGTTTAGCCAGGGCGGAGAAGGTAAGGCTAAGAGGGGTCAAGATTTCGGTATTGACGAAGTACTGCCTGGCGATACCACTCCATTCACTCACGATGGCAGGGCAGTCTTGCGAGTGCGAGATGTTGACATCTCCGCCTCATCTCCAGACTGGCCAGAGGGCATTGCGGTTGGCATTGTTGCCGATGCAGACGGAAACTTCCCAAATCTTGGGACTCTTGCAGATAGGTATCTTTCAGATATTGACACGCCAGATGAGCCACGTCGGTGGGTTCTTGGCGACCTTCTTGCAGTAGAGCAAGGCGTAGACAGGCCAGGCAGAGTGGCTAGCGGAGACCAGTTCTTTGGTCTTATGCATGGCGGAATCACAGACGCTGAGCTCGAGCGTGGCAGGGCGCTTATCCGCGAAATCGAAGCAGAGATTGAATCCGGCGTACCGCAACGTCAACGAACAGTCCTCACTCCTGATGACCAAAACCTAGTTGATATTGCCAGGTCTACAATGCAGCCAACTGGCGGAACAGAATACTCGCCAGCAAGAACTCCGTATGACGCAGCAGAAGTCTTTGAATCGAGCGAAGATGAGTGGCAGGTACAGCACAGGGCCCGCAGAGAGGCACTTGTTCGTATGCCGGAAGAGGGAGACCCGATTGTCCGTGACGTTGGGTCAGGAGAAATGCTGCTTAGCACTGAGCCTATTACAGCAGACGTTGAGAAGCAGCTTCGCGTCCTTAAGGCAGACCTGCTTACCCTGCTGAAGGTTCGAGCTACCAAAGCATTCTGGGATAGGAAGAACAATACAGATAAAAAGAGAAACGTTGACGAGATCGTTGACTTTGCCCCAAGAATCGCTGCCATTAGGCAGGAGCTTGCACGAGTTGGTGTAGTAGACGCGGCGTATCAAAAGCTCATTCTAGACGCAATGGACCGAGTAGCGCCATTTGACAACCCAGAAGACGAAGCTTTCTTCCGGACAGAGATGGAAAAAGAGGTGCGGAGACTTACATACTCAGAGGTAACTCCAGTTACCTCTATTGGTGGATACGGTGTTAGCAGGGGCTTCGGTGCCGGAAACCAGACGTTCCTATCGCCAGAAGAGCTAGGCCTAAATCCACTAAGTGAACTTGATAGCATCGCTTATAGGATTGCAAGAGAAATGACCATGGATCACCTTGCGGCTCGCAAGGGAGCTCCGCAGGTAAGCTTGGAATCTGTCGTTGGCGGGATTGGCGATGATACCGGTACAGAAGACAACGAAATCACAGATACCATTAAGGAACTTGGATCTGACGTAGAGAAGATCATCAACCTGGCAGAGGATGATCCAGAAGCTATTAGCCGGACACCAGAAGCTAAGAAACTGGTAGCTGAACTTAAGAACGCAAAAGACCCAATGTTCAGGTCTCTGCTCGTTGCCATTATGGAAAACAATGGAGACATGCGTGCAGTTATCGACTCTGCGTACCCACCAGAGTTTGCGCAGTCTGTGCTGCAGCAAGATAGGCAAAAGCCAGCAGGCAAGAGGGAGTTTGCTCCGCGAAACGGGCAAGATGCCATTAGCCGTGGCCGCCTGCCGGACGGTTCTACAGATCCATACGATACAAGGATGCAGGAACTCTGGGTTGAATACGTAACTCAGAACCGAGCAAACGTTGGCAAGAAGATTGGTAAGACTGTGCGCCGCACCATGGTGCCAAGTGATACCCAGACATCGCTTGCAGTTGAGCTTTCGCCAGCTATGCGCCCAGCATCACGTCTATCAGGACTTCTAGTAGGGCTAACAAGAGACCAGGTAAGGGAAGTGGCCCAGAAAGCCTACACTGCTTTCTCAATCTTTGCCGCCCGAGATGACGCAGGCGATGGGTGGGTAAGGTTTATTAACAACGTTCTGCACGCAGACGAAGCTGCAACCCTGCTATCCTCTGAGTGGGAGGCATCTGGCCGTCGAATGCTCATTGTTGATCCAATAACATTCGCTGAGGAAACTGGTGAAATCCCAGAACTAAAGACTCAGTCCGGCGGTGATATTGGTATCCTGACTAGCGACGAAGTCGCAAAGATTGCAGATCAGTCCGATCTTGGTAAGTCATATGTAGATATGGCGCGAGATAATCAGCTAAGCTTCATTGTGGTAAAAAGGCGGAAGAAGAGCAAGGTTGATGGACGCACGGTATCCTCAGTTGACCAGACAGTTTATGTTGTAAGGCTAAGCGACGAGCAGCGTAAGAACCCAACGCAGATGCTAGACTTTAGCGATGTAGACGAACTTACAATGAAATATGGGTACCAGCCGCTTGCTGACGAAATGCAGCCAAGCCAAACAGAGGATAGGATTAGGGCTGTCCTTAAAGAATCTGGAGCCGACAGGATCTTTGACGTTGTTATGGACCCATCTGGCACCGGAAGGTACACATTGGCCATTAAGCCTGATCGTGATAAAACATTTGACTTTATGATCGAGCAGATGGAGCGCCTTAGCGACAGCCAACGGATCAAGAAATACAAAATGATTATGGATGCGATGGTTAAGTTTAAGTTCTACCAAGACATCAACCAGATGGCTATTGATTCTGGAGTAGAAGCTCCATTCCAAGACATGACACTTGATAGGGTTTGGCAAGAAGTAAGTTCTGTTGTTAGGGACGCAAAAGGGGTAACTACTACTGGAGAAACTAGCGGACCTTTCGGCATTAGGATTGCAATGAATCTTAAAAATAAGAACTTGCCAAGCGATTCTATTATCCCTAGAATCACAAAAGAAGAGGTGATAGGGCCTGGGTCTACTGTTGAAGAGCGAATCGCAGCTGCGCTTTCCAAGGCTGGAGATACAAGTAGGCCTGGGGAAGATCCCATGCTTGATGCTGCTCTGCGTGATAGGACTATCCGCAATCCAGATGTAGTAAGAGAGCTCACGGGACGTCGTGAGGGTGGGCCAGGGGGTACTAGCAGAAGGGTTGAAACTGAATCAACTAAGGCTCTGCAGCGGACAGCCGCCGCAATGATCAAGTCCGGCAAGATCAATGATCTTCTCAACAGCAAGGCCGGCGGGTTTATTGGTGGAAGCCTTCTTACGCTTGGAATGGCTGGAGTTACACAGGGATTGCGCGACAAGGAACGTGAGGAAATGGTCAAGACTGGCCTGGCATTCGAGGCCCTTGGCGCAGTCAGCCCAGCACTGTCCAATGCTGCAGCCCTAGGGTTTACTGCCATGAACAAGGGTGATATGCTCCGCACCATAATCAACATTATCGGCGGATTCGGAGGCGCCGCTGCAGGAGCAGTTGCCGGTACCGCAGTCTTGCCAGTTGGCGGATCGTTCGCTGGCGGTATGGCCGGTAGCGTAGCCGGTTCGGCAGTAGCTGATGCTCTATACTCGCAAATCGCTGGCGGTGGCAGTACTGGCCCTCAGACTCCGTACAATGTTGCAACTACTAGCCAGCAAGCAGTTCCTGAAGAGAAAGATCCATTTAATGTATTCAAAGGCCTAGGAGGGTAAAGATGAACAATATCTTCGATCTACAAGAGTACGTGAACCGGTGCCTGCCATGCCTGGGACTTACCCAGTGGAAGGTAGACGTCTCCAAGCACCCAGCTGAGGAGGATACCTGGGCAGACATTGAGGTGTCGGACAATCTATGGAACGCCACGCTCCGTGTTTCCAGCGACTTCTGGTCGCTACCATGGGAGGAGAAGCGTCGGATTGTAGCCCACGAGCTGCTTCACGTTCACTACGCGGGCCCCGAGCGGGCTATGGAGTCGCTTGACGGCGTGCTGGGAACTGAGGCTTATTCACTACTGTCTAATGTCTACGAGAAGGAAATCGAGCGTGCCGCAGACGCCCTGTCTACCTATGTGGCACGACTGCTCCCTCCGGTAGATGTGCACAGCTCTTGACAAGCCTGGATATATATAGAGAGTATTAAGGAGTCTTAATGGCACGATTGAAGTTCGGAAGACCGATCTCACTTAGGTGGAACGGCCTACTCCTAGAGGGGCCTGCAGAAACCGTGTTCGAGATCCCTGACGAATACTACGAGGAGTTCGAGGAGGACATCCATCCGGTAGAGCCCACCCTAGTGTGGCTAGACACGGACGAGGGCGCCACCCTTAGAGGCCGCGTCACAGTCCTTGAGGGATCAACCGGGGTATCTCTAAGCAACGGAACTCCTGTTGCTCTTGGCACTGCAGCCCCTGGATCTGGCGCAACAGCTTCTCGATTTGACCACGTTCACCCGACCACAGGTCTGTCCCTCTCGAGCCACAACCACAATGGCACCTATGACCCAGCCGGTACAGCTGCATCAGCAGTGGCATCCCACGTCGCGGCAGCAGATCCGCACTCTATCTATCTAACAGACGCTGAGGGTGACGCTCAGTACAGCCAGCTAGGGCACACTCACGCTCTTGGCGAGGCGTCATTCACCACCGTTCTCAAGCAATACGTGAAGAACACATCTGGCGCATCGATTGCCAAGGGCAAGGCCGTATACGTCTCAGGCGCTGACGGTACTAACGTTACTGTCGCCCTAGCAGATTATGACTCAGACGCTACGTCATCAAAAACCCTTGGCCTTATGGAAAGTACTGTAGCCAACAACGGATTTGGATACGTAGTCACTGAGGGTATCCTTACTGGGTTTGACACTACGGCTGCATCAACGGAAGGCGTACCAGTATGGCTTGGCGATAGCGGAGCACTTGTATACGGGACAGCACCGTCTGAGCCTCAGCACGCTGTATACATTGGTGTCGTATCCAGAAAAAACGCCAACAACGGTGAAGTATTCATCAAGGTACAGAACGGCTACGAGCTAACTGAGCTTCACGATGTTATGGCCGGAACACCTGCAGATAATGACATCATCCAATACGACAACGCAAGTGGATACTGGAAGAACGAGACACTAGCCAATGCTGGTATTGCGACTTCAAGCCACGCCCACGCGGGCGTGTACGATCCGGCAGGGACCGCAGCATCAGCAATCTCGGCACACGAAGCAGCTGCAGACCCACACCCAACTTACCTAACATCCACTGAAGGCAACGCAGCGTACGCCACTACTGGCCACAGCCACTCGTACGTTACCTCTGCTACCGGTACGACCAACCAGGTAAACGTTAGCGCCAGCACCGGAGCTGTGACATTCAGCCTACCACAGAGCGTCGCCACTACTAGCAACGTACAGTTTAACAACGTGCAGGCCGACGGGTACGTAAAGATCCCAAACGTTATCCACACTGGGTACAGCCTTGGCGGTAGCGCGGCATCAACCACCATCACTACAGCTGGTACATACTACGCATTGACAAGCCAGGAAGTATCTTTCACTCCTGCGTTCGTCGGGCAGAAGTTCCTAGTGACATACAGCGGATACGTCTCTATTAACACAACAACTATCCAATATTCGTTTGTGCGGGTTGATGTTACTGACTCATCTAACAGTCAGATCGAACAACTTGGGTTCACACGCGCAGAGAACTTTGGCACTAGCGGACGCGGCCAATCAGTTTCTTTTATGGACATCTGGACAGCCGACTCAACTTCTGCCAGGAAGATTAAGTTGTATGGCACAAACCAAACCACCAACGGCTTGTCCCTTACCACATCATATACTTCACTTAACGTGATCGCCATTGCCTGATGAAGTTGCTCAGCAAGTGCGCGGTATGCGCCAGTCCATTGGTAGACGTGATCAACCGGAAGATGACAGAGGGCATGTCCGACATCAAGATCAGTCTGTGGCTAAAGGCAGAGAACGCCTACATCAGCAGGATCACCTTAGGAAACCACAAGCGCCAGCACCTTACCGAAGAGCACATGAGTGCTCGTAGGGAAGTAGCCAAGAAGGTGCAGCAGGCGGTAAAGATTGAGGCTACAAACAACGACTTGGCCAGGCTTGTAAGCGGATACGTGTTCAAGATGGTCGAAAACGGGGATCTAGTTCCGACACTGTCGGAGGGACTCCGGGCCCAGGAAATGCTGGACCGAAGAAAGGAAAAGAACGCAGATCGAGGTCTCGCAGTCGCAATGGCTGGGATTCTCGGGGGCGGATCATACACTCTGATCGCAGAGGAGGTAGAAAATGAACAAGGAACTTAAGGCAGTATTGGCGTCCTGGGGACGTTCATTCCTTGCCGCAGTAGTCGCCCAGCTGATTGTGCTTGGGGACGGCGTTCTCGACCTTAACCGTGACGGCATTCGCTCGCTCGCGGCAGCGGGCTTGGCAGCCGTACTACCAGTCATCCTCCGCTGGCTTAATCCGGACGATGTTGCGTTCGGAAATAAAGGAGAATAATCATGACAGCAAAGCCAAAGCCAAAGCCAAAGGTGGCCCCAACGTACAAGAACGATAAGGATTACATTAAGAAGCAGATCAACCTGCTGGTCAAGCTCACAAACAAGCCAGGGGTCAATGGCCAGAAGGAGCGCGAGATCTGGTCACAGATTGACAACCTCCGAAACGCACTTGGTACCCTTAACGTTCCAAAGCGTAAGTCGAAGGAGCGCGGAAATGGCTACATGACACTTCCTAGCGGGAAGAAGATCACAGTAGTTAAGGGCGTTATGATGAACGACAACGAGGCACGCGCAGCCCTTAACCCAGGTGGACCTGGCGCAGCAATGCCAAAGAAGCCTGAGCCGAAGACACCAAAGCCGAAGGAGCCATGGACTGTCCAGGGTCCTGATGGCAACTGGCGCGTAACACCATCAGGCAGAGACGAACTTGAGCGGGGTGGCGTTCGCCAGACCCGTCGTCCGGCTCCGCGTGGCGGAAACGCACGAGGCCGATAATGGGCGGCAAGCGTAAGAGCCAGCCAAGCCCTATCAAGCCTGACCTTTCGAAGATTACCTATACGGTTCCTCGAAAGCGAACCCCAGGAGTACCAATGAGCTCGCTGCCTAAGACTCGTCAGGTGACAGTTAAGACAGGAAGGGGCCGATAATGCCTGCACCAAAGTGGAACAGGCCATTGCCACTTCGACCGGTTATCTCTGTTCCTGGATTCGAAGACAAGGTCAAAGGCTTAATGGAAACTGGCATTAGCAACCCTGGGACCACAGGTCCTATGTATGACGATGTCAGCAAGCCAGCTGTTCAGCCAAATCCTAAAGTGGGCCCTAGGCCGACTGTTGGGTTTGGCGGAGGCCCTACCTTCCTTAGTATCGGCGGCATTGGTGCTGGGTTTGACTTGATCTATGGCGCATCTTTAAAAGACAAAGGCGGCTCTGGTGGATCGGGTTCCGGTCGGATGGGCGGCAAAAAGCTGAAGATTTAAGGAGATATCATGCCAGGTAAGAAACTTCCAGCGTTCCTCATGGACATGTATGCCAAGAAGGACGCTAAAGGAAAAGGTAAGGCTAAGGCCAAGCCTAAGGCTAAGCCAGCAAAGGGAAAGAAGCTTCCTAAGGGAGGCAAGACTCTCTTTGGCACTAACAAGGCCGGACAGCGCACCGTAGCCCAGCGTGGCTAAAACTCCAGCCTGGACCCGCAAGGAAGGTAAGAACCCTGCAGGTGGGCTGAATGCTAAGGGGCGTGCTTCCTACAAGGGAGGCACGCTCAAGGCGCCGGTTAAGTCTGGCGACAATCCGCGTCGAGCGTCGTTCCTGGCCCGCATGGGTAACATGCCTGGGCCGGAGCGAGACTCTAAGGGGCGACCGACGCGTCTCCTGCTCTCACTTCAGGCGTGGGGAGCTAGCAGCAAAGCTGACGCTAAGGCTAAGGCTAAGGCGATTAGCGCTCGAAACAAAGGAAGAACTGCTTGAATATTAATGCTGAGATTGCCCAAGATTTGGCCAGAGGTCGAACCGACATCGGCTTCTTTGCCTCTCGCTGGCTAGGTGTCAATCTCAATCCGGGCCAACTGGCCTGGCTAGAAGGTATGGTTGCCCGTGATGAGACAGGGTTCAGGCCCAAATACCTGACCACTGTATGCAGCGCCGGTAACCGGGCTGGTAAGACTTTGGGGATGGCGGTTGGAGTCCTGCACTCTGCCACCTACAAGCTGGGACTTCGTCCCCCGACAGCTGGGTCCATTGAGGACGCAGAACGTTGGACTACCGAGCCTTACGAATGGTATCACATTGGTATCCAGCAGGAAACTGCTGAGTTGGTGCATAGGGAACTATCGATGCTTCTTCAAGGAGGCCATCCCGCCCAACGAGGTAGGGGATGCCCAATCGTGAAAGAGATCGGTCCAGTCTACAACTTTGAGAAAAAGTGGCGTGGCGAGTACCTGTGGATCAAGGTTGATCCAATCTTCGGCGGAGCAAACATCCACTTCCGCACCACCCAGGATAAGGCTAAGGCACTCCTGGGCAAGGACATGAATGGCATTTCGTTCGACGAGGCAGCATTCGAGCCACACCTACTCATGATCTACCAAGAGGTTCTGAACCTCCGACGACTCTCGACAGGTGGACAGCTACACTTCATTGGCACACCAACTGAGGGCATCAACGACTACGCAGACCTGTGGGAGCTGGGCAATCCAGATAACCCAGGACGTGATGACCAGTTCATGAGCTTCCGTCTCTCGACTAGGAACAACGTAGGGTATGGCCTAAACTCAGAGACGTTCGACTCCATCGTCCGTCAACAGGCAGAGTACCTGGTACCACAGAACATCGACGGATACTTCATCGAGGCAAGAGATGCGTACTTCAACGCAGACATGATTGACAAGTGCTTTGTGGACTTTGAGGAAGAGATCGCTCCGACCAAGGGACGCAGGTACTCCCAGGGCGTGGACCCTGGCATTTCGTCTGACGCAACGTGGGCAATCACGATTGACTACACGGAGCGTGAAATGATGGTAGGTGTGCGGTGCCGACGTAAGGTTGGCAAGCAGACAATCCCGGCAGTGGTGAACATGGTGCGAGAGGGGCACCTGCTCTACAACCAGGATGGCGCTGCATGCACAAGCACCATCGACTCGACTGGCTTTGGCGGGAAACTCTTCCGCCAGGAGTTCAGCATCATCAAGCCGCTAAGGGACTACGACTTTGGCGGTACGAGGGCCAAGAAGCTCGAACTTCTGGCAGACCTTAAAGCCGTGATTGATCGGCAACAGCTCAAGCTCCCACGTAGAGGTGCTTGGATGGAGCTCCGGCGCCAGCTGCTGGGCTACAAGCTAGATGACAAGAAGCTGGAAACTGATGCCGTAATGGCACTGGCGCTGTCGGTGAGGCACGCGACCAGAAATCCTTCGAACCCGGTGACGAAGCCTGTGTTCAGTTATTTTGGGGAGATTGCAAATGCCTAAAGACAAACTAAAGATGACCTCTGGGTCATTCGTGGACGGGAAGGAAGTACCTTCTCTAATCACGACTGATCCTAACGTCGTCACCCGTTCAAACATCGAGGGCATCAAGAAGGCCATCGATACTGCTCGTAAAGAGATCCGTGGCCAGAAGACCGCAGCCGTTGCTGCTCCTGGCACTCCAATCAAGACAGAGGCTACACCAGCCGCTACGAAGGGCCGTAAGGCACGCGCACTCCCCAGCGCTATTGCCAATGGTCGCACGAAGCGAGCAGGCTCAGGCCGCACGATCAACGATGCCGTCATCTCCGGCGGCAAGATGCGTGTTGCCAAGATCAATCCAAAGTTCGACAGACTGCAGGCACTCACCGCCGAGCAGAAGAAGGGCATGTCCCTGGAGCGCCAGCGCCTCAACCAGCTTGGTGAGGTAGCTGAGGAGAACGAGAACTTCCTCCTTGCTCTTGAGGCAATGAACCGCAAGCAGATGGTTGAGCCGGAACAGAACCGCATGCGCGCAATCTACCGACGATACGACCACTACTTCCATCCTAACACCTTCACACTTGGCGGTGCTGACCACTGGGCGGAAGACCCAAGCGCACGGCTGTCAGGACGCTCGCACGTTTCTGTTAACCTGCATGCATCCTATGTGCATATCCCAGCATCGCTTCAGGCTGTTACGCCGGTGGTTAACTACGTTCCTACCGGTTCATCTGAGGATGAGCGCAACCAGGCTGCACGCCGGGAGCGACTCTTCTACGCATGGTGGGACGCCAACGACTTTGACCTTAAGCTCGAAGAGGCCACTCTCCTCAAGGCTCTGTACGGCAACACTGCGGCCAAGGTCTTCTGGGACCCTGTCAAGAAGATGCCACGCATCCAGATCGTTGATACCCCAGAGAACCTTTACGTTGGCTACGGCAGCTCTGACTATACTCGTGTAGACTGGGCGCTTTACAGCTACGGCCTGTCGCCGCAGGCTGTGCTCGAGGAGTGGGGCGTTGATGTGATCCCTGTACGAGATGGCAACCAGTGGTTCCCATACACCTCGTCCAGCACGCATGACGACCCAATCGCCAGCATCTACCTGAATAGCTACCACCGCGATCCGATCCGATACCAGACGGCATACGACCAGATGAAGATCGAGATCATGGACTACTGGTACAAGCACCCTACTGCCCCAGGCAAGCCACCGCTCGTGTGCAACGCCATCATCGTCGGCAACACCGTCGTGAAGCGCACTGAGCACCCTGAGCTTGAGGGGGTCATCCCTTACGTCATGCTCCGGAACAGCATGATCCCAGGCAGCCCATACGGCAAGCCTGAGCTGTACGACATCGAGCAGCTCCTCCGGGAGAAGGACGAGAAGATCACGGCGCAAGCCCAGATGATCCACTCCGTCGTTGGCGGTCAGATGTGGCAGCTCGTAGGCGCTGAGGCTCCCGATGAGGTCCCGGCTAACGCCATCCCGAAGCCAAACCAGGTCGCTACCCCTGGGGCCGGGAACCGCATTGAATCCATCAACCCATTCATTCCTCAGTTCCAAGTAGAGGATTACAACAAGCGTATCGACCGTGAACTTGCAGTCGCCTCTGGCTTGAACGATCTTCTACTTGGACTTGCACCGTCCAGCGTTCTTGGATCAAGCCGTGCTATTGCGCAGCTTATGGCTAACTACGAAGCTCGTATCTCCCCTAAGCGCAAGCTCCTTTACAGCTGGATTCAGCAGGTATGGGAAGTGTGCGCACGCGTGTGGGAGAACAAGGATAAGGCAATCGGCAACATCATTGACGGTGAATACCAGATTGCTATCACCCCTCCTGAGCTCACACCTCGAGACACCATCGAGCTTGCACAGACTGCGATCAACCTTGTCCAGAACCGACTGTGGAGCGCCGAGCGTGCCATGGATCGCATGGGCGTTAGCGACCCAGAGGGCGAGAAGGAGATCATCCGCGACGAGCAGACTGATGCGACCCTCAACCCTGCAGCAGTACAGACGATGGGCTCGCTCATTCAGATGTTCAACCAGATGCAGCAGCAGGCTCCGGCTGGGGCTCAGCAGCTATCTGAACAGCAACAGGCCAGCGCTATGGAAGCTATGGCCAGCATGAACCCTCCGGCTGGTGGTATGCCAATGCTGAACTCGCCTAGCGAGCAGGCTATGCCGCCAGAAGAGTCCCTGCCACAGAATGCGCAGGGTGGTGGAGCTGATCTAATGGCAATGTTGCAGGCCGCTCAAGGCGGCGTGCCACAGCAAGGAGAATAAGAGATGGCACGACGCGGTAGCTTTGGACGGTCAGGAACAACACAGAACCTATCAATGCTTGTCTACCAGCTGCTCAAGGAGCAGATGCAGACTGAGCTTCAGAACATCTTGACGGCGTATCAGACCAACATGAAGGCCGGGCAGTACAATGCCCAGTTCAACGGTCAGAACGTTGACGGTAAGTTTGTTCTGAGCTATTACCAGTCTATGCTTGCAGGCTTCCCGCCTGGGTCCACTGAGTACGAGACACTCCGATCTCAGCTATCATCGTTTGAACAACAGTACAAGACTGACGTGCAAAACTTGGTAATCGACTCCATGAACAACGGAACAAAGGTGGACTTCGGACTTCTTGGTGATGGCTTCGAGAATCGCGGCATTGACGAGGTGACACTAACCGACGTCAGGGACTGGTCCGCCAGCGCAATCGCTGAGCTAGAAGCCAATGGAGATATCACCCAGGCCGATAAGCTCAAGGGAGCAGTGTTCGTAGCCGGGTTCAACGTAGACCGTGACGGCAAAGAAACCGCCTTGAATAACGGAGACATCACCTATGCGTCGTATGGCAAGTGGCTTGGTGGGCAGCTTCAAGCGGCGCTCAACGCTGGCTTTACAAAGGACAGCGAGGCTTATCGAAATATTCTAAAGATCCAATCTGAGATCAATAAGGTTGCCAAGGAGCAAGACGAGAAGAAGGCCGGCGCGGATTACGAGAAGGCCATTATGGGTGCAATGTCCGATGTCGACGCTGCAGCAAAGGCAATGATCGAAGCTTACGATGGTCCGTTCAAGGACGAGATGGGCCAGATCTGGAATCAAGTAGATGGCAATAGCCCAGCGCCGCACTACGAGTTCATGCAGAAGCTTGCCGCGCTTAAGGGACAAGGAGCCGGTGGTCAGCTTTATGGCGACCTTATGAATAGCGTTGGCGGCGGCAACCTGGATAACCTCTTTGCTGAGGCAGTCGTAGAGGCAAACGGGAAAGTTGCACAACTGCTCGACGCAGGATTTGCGGCAGCCGGCACAGACATGTCTAATAAACTTGTTGTACTGGCAAACCGTATCCACGGCAATGGCTTGACGTTCCTGTCTGATAGCGGTATTGAGTTTACCTCTGGCAATGCATCTTCGGTTATGTCTCAAATGAAAACCAACCTTGGGACTGCTGGCACGTCATTCAGCGTGGACGAGCAAACCGGACAAACCACGGTCCGTGGCGGCCATCCAGAGGCAGTGCTCGCATCCCTAAAGGGATTAAGTTCCCTTGTTGGGGACCGTGGTACCGAGACCTATCCATGGATCAATGACCTATCTCAAGGCCAGCTTAGAACAAGTTACCTTGGCGATAGCACTCTTGTCCAGGCAGACACAAACAACGACGACATTATCACCGCAGATGAGTTTGGAGCATTCTTCTCAACTGGCGATATGAACAACGTTGAGCTAGAAGATCAACTTAAAATCATGATGAATGCCATGAGCACGGAGGATATCCCTGGAAGCAATATCCACCCAGCTTCCCTTGCATACGCTTTCGTTGAGGCTGCGTATAACCGTGAGGCCCTTAAGCACGGATCGATCA